TGTCTGAGTAATAAGACAAAGGAACTCTGGAGGTACCAGTACTTGTAGTGGCCCCAACCCGAGCCCGTGTACAAGTATCAATGATACCGTCTACAGTGAACGACTGTGCTGTCACGGTGTCGGGAGCTAGGGTTCCGCCTGGAGTTCTCTTATAAACTCTCCAACCCTTTCCGACATTTGTATCAAATTCCGCCATGATTGTCCACCAAGAATCCAATGTGACTCCATTTGTTTGGGTCTGATATGAACCAATTGTGCTGCCAGCTGAATTTCGGACAGTAAACGTAAAAGTTCGGTTGGCGGAATATACAACTTCCAATTGCGTTACATCTGATGAATTTGCAAAAGAAAGAAGTGTGCCAGAGGCTGGCCAGGTAGTGGGAACATAAAATCCAAATCTAAAAAGTGCTTGTTTTCCGCCTGGAGCAGAAAACCCACTTTCGGTGAATAGCCAATCATTCGTTCCGTCGAACTCGACTGCAGTCGGAACATATGACAAAATATCTTGTATGATTTGCTGGGTTCGTGAGGCTCGGGCCCACACATATCCCACTCCATTGACCAATGTTTCTTTTGTCAATGTCTGAAGTTGAGTTTTTATTTCACCTTGAAATGTTTCATACAGAAGACCAGCGGCACCAGTCGGAGGGGAGATAGTAGAAGTTACTGCTATCTGAATTGGGAATTGGCTTTTGTTTTGAAAAGTTATTTCTGAAACAAAATCCCCAATTAGGGCCCATGAAGTACTATTGATTGTCGTTTCGGCGATTGGCATCCGGGAATCCTTATCTGATTTGTCATGTATTTAAATCAACCCAAGCGCCGGCAATTCTGCCCTGAAATTTATTGATTGTCGTATTGTAAATTATTGCGCCTGCAATTGGTGTTTGATTATCTCTTGCTGCGGATGTAATCCGAGGAACAATTAAGAACCCATCAGAACTTTGTATATCAAGTGCCGCGGATGAATGCGGGGCGGCGGGCCCAATCGAAACACCTTTGCTTGGATTTACTCGAAATCTATTGACTCCATTTATTTCGAGTTGATATGACGAACCATATGTCTCCGTATATTCTTGGCCGGATCCCAGTTGTTTTATATACTGCATTGTTCCAACAGGTTTGTATGTTCTGCTTACAACATTACCATCAGCAGTATTCGGACTAGTTATAACGCTATGTTCTGGCCCGTTCACTCTTACTACGCCGCTCGTCAACCCCACTATATCAGCCGGGGTCATCGAAACTGCCCACCAAGCAGATGCACTCGATCTAAAATCTAAAAATTTAAAGTCTGCTGGAAGATTTGAAACCGCATAAGTGTCAATGTCGAGTCTGGTCGGCATACCCTGATTAGCAACGGATGGGTGTATTCCGATTACATATTTTTCAGTATATTCAACCGCCTTTGTGTTACAAAGAAACATGTTGTTTCTCAATCGTGTACTGTCTGTGTATAGATCTATCTGTCCATTATCCAAGTAGCAATCAAAAATGTTGATATTACTTGCCCCACGGTCTACTCGAATGAGTTTTGGATTTTTTCTCGGCAAAACTTCGTTTGGTATCGAAGGCCGGCCGTTATATGGGTGATGCCGAATCAGTTGGCAAGTTGTCGCTGTGTCAGTGAAGTGAACACAAATGCCAGCCCATCGAGATATTCCTCCTATCACAATGTCATCTGGTCTGGTAAATTTGATACAGGTTCCGGTATAATTAGAGTCAACATTAAATCTCGGAAGATCGGTCGAATCAATTTGCGTAATCTCGGGCTCAAACAAAACATTGTTGCCTGCCGACCCAGCAAACAGAACTCCGACGTTTGTGAATGATTTTATTTTTGCGTGATCAATATACACGCTTCCAGACGAAATTCTAATTCCATTGGCTCTGTGCATGCATTCTAATTTTGGGCCATGTAATGTAACGTTACGACCTGTGACATTAATCATGTATTCATCCGCTCCCCAAACCGACGAATTTAACTTGGGGAGCGGCACCAACAAATCTAGAAAGTAATAATTCTGATCGCTATCCGGCAAAACTAATGCTTCTCTTCTAGAAATACGAACATCAAATACACCTGGGCAGCCAACTTCTTTCACATAAGCAAGCAAATCGTCAGCAGCAGATGATGAAGAATATTTTTCAGAAAATGGCAAGTGTGAAAAATTGTCACCCCCAAACGCCGAAGCGGTCATTGATCCTAGAGCATTCAGCAGAGGTTTTAGAAGCCAACCACTTTTTGTTGACACTCTAGCTGCCGGAGTAGGATCAGAAAGATTTGTTTTCTTTCTAGTTACTTCATATTGGTACGCGCCAGCTTGAACTATACTGCCCTGAGTAAAGGTAGCTGTTGATTCTACTAAATCATAGAGTGTTTTGTACATGAGTTTCCTATTGACTTTTGCCTGGGATGTGATATGATGTATTTATCGATTCTAGAATAGGACTAACCATGAAACTAAGATTTGTTGGCGACATTCACGGTAAATCTCTGCTGTATTACGAATACGCCGAGGAAGCCCTTAAAAACGGCGCTGACCGGGTAATTCAGGTGGGAGATTATGGCGTTGGATTCGGCCAAAGTGATTACTGGCACAACCGCATCTCAGATTTTCATCAAAAAACACCCAAGGCCGGCTTTATCCGGGGAAATCACGATAACCCCGACAAAGTCAAGGAAATCTTTGGGTGGATCAAAGACGGAACAGTCGAAAATGACATCATGTATGTCGGAGGAGCTTGGTCTATTGATCACGCCTATCGGACCCCAGGATATGACTGGTGGGATACTGAGCAACTGTCAGCTCGGGAATGGGAAACAATTATTGATATCTACAAAGTGACCAAGCCCAGAATCATGGTGACCCATGATGCCCCAATTGATGTTTCATACGAAATGTTCATCAAGACCGGGTTGGCCATGGGCGGACGAGAAGCTAAGCAGATTCCAAATGAAACAAACGTGGCTCTTCAAGAAATGTTTGAGTATCATAAACCGGAATACTGGATTTATGGACATTGGCACATTACTCAGAAACTCAATTTCCGGGGCACAAATTTTATCTGTGTAGGGCAAGACACATACGAGGACATTGAACTATGATTGAAAAGAAACTAGAAAAACTGACAAATAAAGAACTCTGGAACCTATATCACGAGTTCCATCAGAAAACAATTATGGAACCCGAATTGAAAAAGCAACCCGTTAGCCCAATGGGGAAAACACTTTATCTCCATTGGGCTGCAAACACAATTTTTTGGTCAGTGTGTCGTGAATTGGCAGATCGACGTATATCAACAACTGATGCATAAGTTCACCGAAGAAGAAAAAGAGTGGGCAAGAAAACTCGTCAAGCCTGATCTTCCAGAGTACGATGACAAAGATCATGAAATCGCAGCGTTGCGGTTTCTCTACACTAAGCTGCGAGATGAATTGGTAAATCTTAAATTCTCATCTCACAGATTTCAAACCGCAGATGAAATGAGAAATGAAATTCATCAACTTCTTTATGGAGAGAAAAAATTTGGGTCAATAGGTAATAGAACTACACTAGAAAAACTAGAGGAACTTGCTGACAATCATGGATGGAAAGCCATAAAACGTGAACATCTGCATGGGCACCACTGTGGTGATTGCACAGCCGTGGCTTGTTCATGTGATAAATGTGAAGCAGAAGAATACTACAAATTTCAGACACCCTATGAAGGGAAATCTGCTGGTTGGAAAGCGTTGCACATTTATCGACAAACTTTTGTTGACTCAGAACCAAAAGTTGGATAGGGTGAAATTCTCAATGGAGGTAGAAATGCTAAACCCAGGTGACACGGTTCGGATCGTTGATGAAGCCAATTTTTACTTTGGGCGACTTGCTGTTGTGAAACGAGTCGAATTCTTCCCCAATACCCCTGTTTATACCGTACATCTAAAGACCGGGAGCGGCGGTTATATTTCATCGGCTCATAAGCCATCAGCACTGGAGAAAATTATCTAATGGAAAAATTTACAATTGCGCAAATCTCAAACGGTTGGCTAGTGACAGATGTCAATTCTGGTGTAGTCACATATACGAGTAATCTAAGCAAATTCTTCGCAGAAGAACCGTCGGCAAAATTGCCCCTGACTGAGGAAAAATTTGAGAGACCAGACTTTGATGAAAAGTTTATTAATTCTCTTCAGTATTTGGTCAACAACAATCGACTCGTTGATGCGGTAAAAGAAATTCGGGCGGTGTCCGGGTACGGCCTAAAAGAAGCCATTGATGTACTAAGAAAATATACCTCATATAAAGGCTAAGATGAAAAATCATATTCTCTACATCATTATGCGCAAGGATATTCCGGATATGAATCCGGGTAAACTTGGCGCACAAGCGGCACATGCCCAAGCACTAGCGTCTCGATATTTTGCAAATACTCGTTATGTCGAAGAAGGATCAGCTTGGGCTGAGTGGGCAGCTCAGGCCGATGGGTTCGGTACGACAATTGTTCTAGAAGCAGAGCTCGAGTACATGAATTCGCTGTGTTTTTCCCTCGGGCTTAACAAGAAAAATTTTGTGGTGGATCCCACATATCCATACCGCAATTATTTTGGTGATGTTTATACAAGCCGAGAAATCACTTCTATGTGGTATTTTTCGGTTGAGAATGATCCAAACAGAGAAAAACTGAAATCAATTAGGCTGCATCGATGATGGCAAAAACTTTCTACTATGGCTATGACCGAGTAACACGTGAACTTGATTTTGATTCACATGGTTCTGAATATGAAAGAGCTGATACAGATACCGAAAATTATTTGTCCCAAAATGTGTATACAACCTATGAAGCAGTAAAAGAAAATAGTTGGGAATCTTTTGTGACGGATTTTGACGCAAAAGAGTTTTGGATCGTGGCCGCGGTATATAGTTTTGGTTGTGATTCTGGACATGGTTTTATTATTGTAAAAGCTTATCCAGATAAGGAGTCCGCGGAAAAATTAGAAAAAGTAGTAGCCGCATCCAATGATTATACTATTGAGTATGAAGGAGAAATTTTGTATCTTCCGTGGCATGGGTATTTTGAAAGTCTTGACTATACTAGAGTTATTAAGGTAACTGTTGTTGACTGATCACATTTGATGTGATATAAATTTCTCATGGAAAAACAAATCTTCATAGTTGGCGGCTTTGTCCGCGATTTTGTTCTCGGCCGTAGGTCGATGGACAAAGATTTTGTTCATGTCGGATATACAGTCCAAGATATGCTGGATTCCGGCTATGAACAGGTCGGGAAAGATTTTCCCGTCTTTCTTCATCCGGTGACAGGCGATGAACATGCCCTAGCAAGAAAAGAGCGCAAGACCGGCGAAGGTTATGTTGGTTTCTCCTTTGAAACTGAAAATGTGACGCTTGAAGAAGACCTCAAAAGAAGAGATCTTTCCATCAATTCAATGGCAATCGAAGTTTTTGATGATATGAAGACTCGATTTGTTCATGTGATTGATCCTTTCGGCGGCAAAAAAGATGCGCATGAAAAAGTTCTGCGGCATACTTCTGATGCTTTTGCAGAAGACCCGGTTCGTATTCTTCGTCTTGCTCGTCTGCGGGCAAGGTTTGGTGGTGATTGGACTGTCGCTGCGGAAACCCGTGATCTTGCATACAATATGGCAAAGAAAGGTGTTCTCGGTGAACTCCAGCCCGACAGAGTGTGGAAGGAAGTTTCTCGAGCTCTGATGGAACCCAATCCCCATCTGTTCTTTGAGACTCTGCTGGAGATTGACTGCTTGAAACCAGTTTTTCCTGAACTCTATGTTCTGAAAAGTTCACTGGAGTCTTACAGGTGGCACCCAGAAGGTGACTCGTTTGCTCACACGATGCTGGTTCTGAAAGCTTCAGCAAATATGGCTCAAGATCTTCCCTCTCGTGTTGCGGCACTGTGTCATGATTTGGGTAAAGGACTGACCCCGCGCGAAAAAATGCCCAAGCACTATGATCATGATGTCAATGGAGTTGCAGTCACTGAAGCTTTTTGCTCAAGGATGAATGTTCCCACAAAATACACCCAGTGGGCAAAGAAAGCAACACGGTGGCATATGGCCGGGCACAAACTCAATGAGTTTCGGCCGAAGACATGGGTGAAGATGTTTGATGACATGGACATTCGTCGTGATCCAGACTCGGTTGAAGTTCTTGTGAATGTGATGATGGCAGATGCGCGGGGTCGGCTCGGGTTTGAGGAGATTGATGTTTCTGATAAAATCAAGGTTCAAAAAATGGCCGATGCATATATGTCAGTTAAATTTGATGATCTCAAGCTCCAAAATCCAACCGCTGCCCAAATCCAGGAAAAGATGACAGCAGCAAGAATCAAAGCGGTGAGTATGGTTCAATGACTGGTGAACTTTTCTTTGTTATTCTTTTCATGCTTCTCGGACCCCCGGTTTTTCTGGGGGTCTTATCAAAATTGTTCGGCCTCGGTTTTTGGTATGGGTTTTCGGTGGGGCTAGTCGCAATTGGGGGTTTTCTTTTGCTTATCATGGGGGCGCAATGAAACAATACGTCAAAGTCACAACAATATCACAGTTTTTACATACATACTATTTACCAGTCTCTGAACTACAGAAACTGAATCCCGAGACACCAATTTCTGGTTTTGAACGAGAATGGGCCCAGGATATAATCACATGTGAAGAAGCCAAAGAAGTTGGGCAGGAATGGATAGGAGAAACTATTCTTTCTTCCGAGTTTGCTAATGAAGCTTCTGCAGTTGTACATTTTAAAGAATTGAACCCCGCATGGAAAAATTCCACGGATGAACGAATCGTTGCTTTTATGGAGAATTGGAAAGTAGATGGCTAACAAAGGTTCTGGGAAGACATACACATCAAAGGGTGAACGAAAGTCGGTTTCGCCTTCGGTAACAAAAGCCGCGCGGCGGGAATACGTTGGGTCGGGAGAGCAGCTCATTAACCAGCTGAAAGCACTCAAGCAAGGCAAAAATGTTCGGCTATCTCTCATCAATATCGGGAAAGACGGAAAGCGGCACCCAAACACTGTCTTGAAAATCAATGGGAAACAATATATCGCTGCAATCAAAGGCGGCTTTAAGGCAGCATCAGAATGATCACAATTTATGGCGCTTCTTGGTGTGTCTTTTGCCACAAAGCAAAAGCTCTGGCAGAAGAAAAAAAGCTCCCATATAAATGGGTCGACATCGAAGAAGGTGTAAATTTCTCATATCTTCAAGAAAACATGAGGCTCGCAGGCGCAACTTCAACCACGATTCCTCAAATTTGGGTGGATTCTACTTATATCGGGGGTTACACTGATTTGCTGGGACATTTAAATGAAAGTAATTAAGGCACCTGAGTATTTCGACAAGGATTCCCGTCTAATTTTTCTTGGAGGATCAATTGATATGGGCCAAGCAGAGCCTTGGCAAGATTGGTTAACCAAAGAACTTTCAGCACTTATCTATCCCATAGTAATTCTAAATCCACGACGGGACGATTGGGATTCTTCCTGGGAGCAGGACCCTACACCTGGAACCAAATTTCATGAGCAAGTGACTTGGGAGCTTGAAGCACAGGAATGGTCAGGAATCAGAGTCTACTATTTTGCAGATGACTCGAGATCGCCCATCACGCTTATGGAGTTGGGACTTTCAGTTTACGGCTGGGGTAAAACAATAGTTTACTGTTCTCCAAAATTTTACCGCTATGGGAATGTGAAAGTCGTTTGTGATCGTTATGATGGTGTAGAGCTCAGGGAAACAAAGGCGGGGTTTCTAGCCCTTCTTAAGGAAACAATAAGTAATGAATACGAATAAAGTAGCTCGAGGCGGGACTGAGCTTATGGCGGCAAGGATAAATTCTTTGCCGCCAGAATTGCTTTCAAAATTCCAGATTACACATTCCAGGGTCAGGGGACTCGACAAAACTAAGAAACAGATCTATTTACTCCACGATCTGCCGGGGGATCCTGAAGTAGAACATCTTCGAAATGGAGGATGGCAAAAATTTGATAAGCTAGTTTTTGTATCACACTGGCAGCAGCAGATGTATAACCTGATTCTTGGTGTCCCATATTCGGCCGGGACTGTTTTGCAAAACGCAATTGATCCTTGTATAGCTTCAAGAAAAGAATCATCCGATGTGTGTAGATTGATCTATTTTTCAACTCCGCACCGAGGATTAAACATTCTATCAGCAGCATTCAAAGAGCTCCGAAAAGAATTTGGGCAGCGTATAGAGTTGAGTGTATTTTCTTCATTTGATCTATATGGCTGGGAAGAACGAGACAAACCATTTGGCGATCTGTTTCGCGAACTCACTTCTACAAAAGGTGTTACTTACTCTAAATCTGTTTCAAACTCGCGAATCCGGAGTGAACTTCTAAATCATGATGTTCTTGCATATCCTTCAATATGGCCGGAAACATCATGTTTAGTTTTGATCGAGTCCATGTGTCACGGTTTAAAATGTGTTCATAGTTCATTAGCTGCCCTTCCAGAAACATCACTTGGGCTGACCAATATCTATACGTATGACGAGAGGCCTCAAGTACATCTCAAGGTGTTTGTTGACTCTATGCGAAGTGTAGTGTATAATCATTTAGAAGGTAAATCTATTCCCCCGTACACAATGCAGATAGCAAATGATCTGTATTCCTGGGAGGCAAGATCTAAACAATGGACAACTTTGTTGGATAATATATGGCACGGGCACTAAAGAAAATTGCCACTAAAAAGGCGAAAGTAAAGCTTCCGCGTAAAAGTAAGGCTTCGATGCTTCTGGATGAGAAGCATGTCGGGTCTGAACCAGAATGGTCAGAGGTCACTCCAAGTAATCCAAAGTACATGGCTCTATTGACAGAAGCCATGGCTCATCATCGATATTTTTGGGACCGCAAACAATTTAAAGCAGTTGTTCTTGAGTGGGCAAAAAAGTTTTCGCCGACAGATGTGAAATCTCTGGCTAACATAGATGAATGTTGGTTCATTTCTGCTGGTGCATCTCTCTGTAAAGTTGAACTTGAAGGCGGTGAACTGACACCGGTTCACAAAACTAGAATTCGAACTCTTATCAAAGAACTCAATAAAAGAACAGTTGCCCCAAGTCTTGATGATGATTCTCAAAAAGAAGAACAGAAACCATCGGCGACCAAGAATCAAGTCGACTTCATAGCGGAAACTGAAGAACTTTTGGATCAGCATCTGCGAAATGAGCTGCCCGAGGATTTTTCCTACTACAATTTCCTTTCAAGTAGAGTAGTTCCTAGAGCAAAACTCCCTAGTATCAAGTCGTATTATGTTCCTATTGCTAAAGAATATGAATTGTTGCTGAAGAAAACAGATAAGGATTTGGTCGAAGGCTACAGAAATGTTCCGATTGTAGAACAGAAACGCCGTGCGGCGTTCGTTACATCAATTCTGCAAGATCTTGAACGATATGAAACTGGAAAAATTGCGGTTCGTAAACCAAGAGTTCCAAAGAAAGTTCCTGTTGAAAAGAAACTTGCCACATTTCAATATCAGCCCGAAAGTCTAGAATACAAATGTAAGTCGGTTTTGCCAGAAACTATTCTGAAGGCAAAAATTGCTGTTCTGTTCAATACAAAGACTCGAGTATTGAGTGTTCTTACGTCCGACGAGGGATTTGACATTCGGGGTTCCACCATTCTAAATCTGAATGAAACTGAATCAGTTAAGAAAAGACTGAGATGGCCAGATAAGCAACTTCTGGAACTTGCAAAAACAAATAAGCTCCAGTTAACTAAGTGGTTTGGAAATATCAAAACGGCACAAAGTCAGGCAGTTGGCCGGTGCAATGCCGATACCATGATACTTAAGGTGTACACATGACATCAAATGTAATTGATTTCCGTGCGGCAAAAGCAAAAAAAGAAGACCGCGCAGATACAGCAAATAAAAACGAATATCCATTTGATGATCTAGTTGTTGACATACAGGAAGATTTTGTTTATGAGCTCTGTATGTTATTGAAAAACTATGACATCTGGCTAGACAAGAATCCTCAATCAGTAAAAACATTTGTTGCTCTGGTTTCACTTTTCTCTGGTCTTGTCCACAGAATGCACAAACAAGACCATCCCATGGCTCAGACATTTGATTCAATCTTATTTGACGATGATTTCAATGCTGAGGCCGAAATAGCTAGAATCGAAGAGTTTATCTCAGAGGATGAAGAATGATTTTCATGGATCTCAGTCAAGTGATGCTGGCGAATTTGCTAGTTCAACTTGGCAATCACAAAAATGCTGAAGTCGACGAAGGTATGCTAAGGCATATGATTCTGAATTCGATTCGGTATAACCGAACAAAATTCAAGACTGACTTTGGTGAACTGGTAATTTGCGCTGATGATCAAAAATATTGGCGGAAACAACTATTTCCATACTACAAGGCCAATCGGACAGAGAGTCGAGAAGAGTCAGAGCTCGACTGGGATTCAATTTTTACTGCCCTAAACAAAATCAAGCAAGAGCTCAAGGATACATTTCCCTATCGAGTCATGCAGGTAGAATCAACAGAAGCCGATGACATTATCGGGGTCATGATTCATAAGCTCGGGTCATATGAGGCCGGGGCGGAAAACCACCTAATTTTGTCGGGTGATAAAGATTATGCTCAGCTGCATGTTTACCCAAACATTCGGCAGTATAACCCAACAAAAAAGACTTGGGTGACCGTGGACAACCCCGAGGAATTTCTCTATGAACATATTCTGCGCGGTGACAAGGGTGATGGTGTTCCCAATGTTCTCATGGCAGATAATTCACTCGTGTTAAAACAGCGACAGAAGCCGATTACAGATAAGAAACTGAAGGAATTCAGGGATATAAATAACTTGAGTTCAGAACACAAACGCAATTATGAGCGCAATAAAGCCCTGATTGATCTGACTCAAATTCCCCAAACCATCAAGGAAAAGATTTTGGCTTCTTGGGAAGAACCTAATACTAAAACAAGAGCAAAAATTCTCCCTTATCTGATTGACAACCGGCTGAAGATGCTGATTGATCATCTTGCCGATTTTTAAGGAACAATAATGATACTATCAATATCTGAAATTCTCATGAATCTGAACAAGCTTGATTCCGATGAGAAAAAAGTAGAATGGCTGAAACGCAACAATACCACATCACTGCGGACTGTGGTTTCAATCATGCTCGACCCTCAAACATTTGTATGGAATTTACCCACCGAAAGTGGGCCTGCATTTAAGAAATCAACATTTCCAGACTCCCAGGGTATGTTGTACAAACAATCAAGAAAACTTCCGTATTTCTTTAAAGGCTACACAGGTGATAATCTTACCCAGTATCGCCGAGAAGCATTATTCATTGAACTATTAGAGTCCATTGATGCCGGAGATGCACAATTTATGGTTGATCATGTTCTAATGCGAAAACCATTTCCAAGCCTCACAAAAGATCTGGCGACCAAAGCCCTTGGACTAAAATTTGCTGTAACTGAAGAAAAGAAGCCTGGACGAAAGACAAATGTCAAGAAAGCATAAATTTCACGATGAAGACGACTACGACGATGATTACAAAAAACGAGATGGGAAGCGTATAAAAGCTTCTCGGCAAGAAGTTCGTGATGCACGACTTGCAAAAAGCGGTGTAAAGGATAAGTTTTTTGAACCAGAGCCCGATGAATAAGCTCATCCTAACGGATATAGATGGTGTATTTCTGAACTGGGAATTGGCATTCACGGGGTGGATGATTATTGAAAAAGGAATTGAAATAAATCACGAGGAGCGATTCCACCAACGTTATGGTAAACTCGCATTAAGTGAATTGAGTCGACACATAAGTGAGTTCAATGAATCATCATATGGGTCGGCAATTCCCCCAATAGAAGGCGCAAAAAAAGGTGTAAAAACTCTTCGTGAAGCTGGATGTTCTTTTCACGCGATCACTTCATTTGGATCATCACATAAGGAATACCACAACAGAAAAGATAATCTTTCTTCCGCATTTGGAAGAGGAACATTTAAGAAAATCTTTTCCCTTGATTTCTCTGTTTCAAAGGAGAAGATTTTATCTAGATACTCAAACCCTGAAACATATTTCTGGATAGAAGATACTATTTCTAACGCAGATATAGGGCACAAATTGGGGTTTAAAACCATTCTTATGAACCGAACCGGAGAGAAAAAGAATGTCCCGTATGATCAGGTTTCATCATGGGATGAACTACAGGACAAACTTCTCGTAAGTCTGTAGCAAATAAATAAATGTAGATAGTTCAGGGGACCTATCGGTCCCCTTTTTCATGGAGCAAAACTTTGCCGCTATACAACTTTGAGAACACCAAAACATCTGAGTCGTTCTCTGACTATATGTCCATCTCACAAAAAGAAGAATTTTTGAAGGAAAACCCTCACGTCAAGCAATCATTGGCCTGTCCGGCAATAGGCGATTCCGTTCGCCTAGGTATTCGGAAGGTCGATTCTGCCTTTAATGACGTGCTTCAGAAAGCCAAACAAGCACATGCGGGGTCAACAGTAAAACTACAAAAATAACAGGAGATAACATGGGTCTTTCAACCAGTAGAAAACAAAAGCGGCATCAGCATCTCAATATAGTAGCTGGCACAATCCAGCCGGTCTTGACGCTTGACACAATAAAACCAATAACAGAAAATCAACGAAAAGCTTTTACATACTGGAAGGAAAATAACCACTTATTTCTACACGGTGTCGCCGGGACAGGCAAAACATTCATGGCCCTCTATTTTGCTTTAGAAGAACTCATGGCCGAAAAATGCTACAAAAAGGTTTACATCATTCGTTCTACTGTATCTACCCGTGACCAAGGATTTTTGCCAGGTTCACTCAAAGAGAAAGCTAGAGTGTTTGAAAGTCCATATGTTCCCATTTGCACAAAATTATTTGGGCGAGGTGATGCATACGATGTCCTAAAAGGGAAGGGCATGATTGAGTTTGTTACCACATCATATCTTCGGGGCGAAACATTTGAAGATTGCATTCTTCTTGTGGACGAAGTTCAGAACATGAGCTCACAGGAACTGCACACTATCATGACTAGAATCGGGGAAAACTGCCGAGTTCTTTTTGCCGGAGACATTAAGCAGGATGATTTGACATCAGAACGAAAGAAAGAATATTCTGGTCTTGGTGATTTCATGAAGATACTTCGAAGAATGCCTGAGTTCAAAAGTGTTGAATTTGATATTGATGACATAGTTCGAAGTCAACTAGTAAAATCATATATCATCACAAAAGAAGAGCTTAATCTATGAGTGATTTAATACTACTCTCCCGGGTCCACAAAACGGATTCGGGAGAGTCCTATGTAAATCTAAACCCGGAATGTCTAAAGCAAATGGGCTGGGACGATAATACATATCTCGAATGGGAACAAATAAATGATATGATTGTTATTCGGGAGATGGACAATGGAAACTGCAACTAGAGGCTCTACTGTCAATACTGGGCACCCATGTGATGTGACTACGGAATTAGACACCCCGTCCCAATCATCAGTATTCATCGGAGGACAGTTGGTGGCAACAGTCGGCGATTCAACCGTAGTTCACAATCATCTAGTCGGATCGTGTGTTCCTCATACAGCTGCCATAAGCTCTGGTAGTTCTACAGTGTTCATTGGAGGATCACAAATAGCTAGAAAAGGTGATTCGTGTGACCTAGGATCAATCACATCTGGCTCTACAACGGTATTTGTAGGATGAAACGATTCAGTGAACATATAAAGACTGGAAAATATGTCTCGGCGTATTTCGATAGCAACACAAACAAAAAAATGATTGACTGGGCAACTCAACACGGGTTTGATCTATCATTGACATATGACGGAAAGACTAGGGACCCATCAAAGTTTAAGTTTCACACGACAATTATTTACAGCAATAACTATGTCGATCTAAAGAACGGACTCGTTATAAAAAGATTGACAAGTACACCTATTAGGTTTGAATTGTTCGGAGAGGACAAAGACATACCAGTGATTCTTGTAAAGTCTACCGAATTAGAACTTGCAAGAAAAACAGTTGAACAACTAGGGCTAAAAGATTCCTGGCCGACCTACAGACCACACGTTTCACTTTCATATAAAAAGCAAAAGTACGACTTATCAAAACTAGAACTTCCGCCGTTTGAATTTAACTACGATAGGATACGCATTGAAGACGTTTAGGCATGTGCCAATTGAAGTAAAACTTCCAGACTTTCAAGTAGATACAACCCCAACAGGCAGATTCTACACACATCCATCAGGTTCAGTTTATCCATCAGTAACAACTGTTCTTAGTGTTATTGAGAAACCCGAGCTAAAAGCTTGGGAAGAACGTGTAGGAAAAGAAGAAGCAGAAAAAATTCGTGGCCAAGCCGCCACTCGAGGATCTGAAGTTCACCTTATAGCAGAAAATTACATCAACAATAAAGACTATAAGACCGGGACCATGCCGATTAATCTCATGACTTTTCAAAGTATCAAGCCGATACTTGATACCCGCCTAGACAACATCTATGCACAGGAAACAGTGCTTTGGTCAGACAAACTAAAGACTGCCGGCCGATGTGACTTGATAGCAGATTTTGATTCTAAGCCGGCAATCATTGACTTTAAGACCAGTAAACGACCAAAATCAAGGTCCGATATTACATCATACTTTATGCAAGAATCATTCTATTGGGCTTGTGCAACAGAACTGTTCCGAATGAACATAAAACAGATTGTGACCATTATTGCAGTAGATGATTCCAAACCTCAAATCTTTATTGAGAATCCTTTAGAATGGCTACCTAACTTCATCTCTATTAGAAACCAATACAAAAGAATCAAAGGTATTTGATTCGGTAATTGATATACTACTAATTTTTAAGCGATACCGCTATTATACGCCTGCCTGAAACCGTGTCAACCTTTTTTGGGGGTTGACTGACACCTAAGAATGGTATAGAGTGATTCTTGTAACCACCTATGAAAGAAAAGCAATGAAAATCTTTCTTCTTCTCGTGCCCATCTGGATTGTTGTTTTCATCGGTTGGGTTCTGAATGTCATTGCTGTAATCAGCGCGGCCGTAGATCCTTCATTTCTTGTTTCCGACATGACCGTGATGTTTGTTCTTCGCGTCATCGGAATTTTCTTTGCTCCCCTCGGCGCTATCCTCGGGTATGTCTGACATGACCCTTCATCTTGTCGCTCGAGTTAATAAAGACGGATCGGTGACTCTTTATCACCGAGGTAAGAAAATTGCTCGTCGGGATGTTTATCCTTTTCGGACAATAAAAGAAGCCATTCAACCTTTTCTAACTGGATGGTTTGGTTCAGACACATGGAGTGTAAAGTGGAAGAATTCCTGAAAGTATTCAAGAACAATCCAGGTTTGGCAGTATTCTGGCTGACAATTGTTCTGCCAACCATTACGTTTCTTGTCATTTCTGCCATCGATCTAGTAGGATAAATGAGTATGACACCCCAAGAAATCTTTGATAAAGCGGTCGGCGGTATTGTAAAACAAGGCAAACCTGGGTTTGATTACAGCCGAGGAGTCTGTTCTTTTTATACACGTGATGGAGCAAAATGTGCAGTTGGTCAGTTGATTCCTGACCAACTAGCCCAACAATGGGAAGCTGCTCCGGAGCCTTTTAACACACTTCTTTTTGAATCCTACCCAGAACTTTTTCAGCACAGAGAGTTCATCAATGACATTCGGCTAAGTCATGATAGGGTCGCAGTTAATACCCATCACCCACATGAATTTATGGAAGAGTATCTTCATCAAATGAAAAAACTTGCAAAGCGTCATAATCTGGAGTTCAAATATTGACTGAAATGTTAGCAGCTAATGTGGATATTCTTGCCAACAACATTTCCGTTTATGCGGCCAGATGCCAGAATGATCAAATTTCAAACGCGATGGCAAGGTTGTCCGATAAACTTTATAGATCAGGGTTGACAAATCTCACCGAGTTGGATAAAAGTCTAGTTCGGTATTACCATGCACAAAAAAATATTGAACTCCCCAAGAAACCTCGGAGAACACGAGCACCGAATGGCACTAGGAAAAGTACACGCGCATAGATTGATCAATTTTGCCAATCACCATCTTTTGGGGTTTGTTTGGTCTTTTCGCGGTTGTTCGGTTGAATTGACAGAACTTGGATTTGTGTGTTCTTGTGGCAAAAAAGATAAGTGTTATCACATTCAGTCAGTTGAACTAGGTTTACTTGGTGTCGGGCAGAAGTATTACAAATAGGAGACTCCAATTAATATCTTCTTTCTAAGTATGGACCCTACAGAAGCTGCTCAGATGCAGTGTGATAAACACATCGTAAAAATGAGTTGTGAATCAGCTCAGATGCTATCCACTGCACATCGGATGTTGGACGGTGAACCAGACGGGAAGCGGTGGGTCCATTCCAATGAACTTCTCTACAACGTTGTGCACAAGAACCATCCTTGCACAAAATGGACAATGGAAACAACGGCCAACTATGCTTGGCACTATCTCCATTTTGTTGCTCTTTGTAAAGAATACACCTTTCGGTATGGAAAAGTTCATGCCAGTTTTACAAAGCTAAACGACATTTTATCCTTTCCTCCGAAAAATTTGCCCCTCGGCCCGATGACTGAGCCCGCCCTCGCCATGGGAACGAACCCAGAGTGTATTTTTCCTGGGGAACCAGTAAAATCATATCGGTGCTATTACAAAACCAAGCAAGCCCGATTCAACATGACATGGAAAAATCGTGATGTCCCTTCCTGGTTCACAACTTGAACAACAGCTGTTTCGGGTAAAAGTTCTTGAATTGATACAAGAACGTATTCAAGAGATTGATGTTCATCTTGAAGAGTACAAAACAACTTCTCATGAATATCCTTTATTGGCTGCCAAATATGAGCTCACTCAACTGGGGCTCAAATTGTTGGGCTTGACTTTACCGATTGACTTTAGTCAAGTTTGAATTATAGTATGCTTTATTCCATTTCCCGAGGCCATTATGATTTTTGACCAAAAAAGCATTCTTGCAAGACTGTTTGCAAAAGAAAATCTGCAAGTACACATTTCACCTCAAGCAAAAACCGCCGGGTTTGATATTAAAGACCGTATTCTAATTCTCCCCAACTGGGAGAATTTGACTAACTATACATACAACCTTCTTGTATCACATGAAGCGGCTCATGCTCTGTGGACTCCCCACGAGTGGTGGGAAAACAAGAATTGGCCGTTTCCTCTTTCTTTCCTCAACTGCATCGAAGATATTCGAATTGAGAAAAATATTCTTGAGGAATATCCAGGGCTATATGTTGATTACATTAATGGTTACAAGGATCTAATTGACAGGGATTTTTTTGGCTTGACAGCAGGAAACAAGAAAATTTCCCATCTTGGTTTTATGGACAGACTCAATATACATGCGAAGACCCGAGGCTATATTAAAACTCCTTTTTCGGTGAAAGAAAAGCCTTATCTGGATATGGCGATGGGAGTTAAAACTTGGGCTGATGTAAAAAAAGTAACTGATATTATCTATAAGTGGCTCAAAGAGGAAAAAAGTAAAGGTAACACATCTGATATAGAGTTTAATGGCAATTTAGTCATAAGTGGCGGTGCCGAAGGAGAAGGATCAGAAAGCAATTCTGACAGTAATTCTCTAAAAGGAAATTCTTCGAGCAACACATCTGATGGTAAGTCAGATAAGAACGGATTGCGGCCGATTGAATCTAATATGAGATTTGACATTATCATTACGCAAGAGATGTTTGATAACAAATTGGAACAATCTGCAAAAGTTGATACTTCTCATGTATTTGTGGATTTTCTGAGTGAAAAAAATACATTAGATGTGGTGGAAACACCACAGTATCAAGCTGGTCCACCGACCATTTACGATAGTTTTATGTCTACTTGGAATCCTTTCATCGAATCTCTCGTTCAAGAATTCAACATGAAAAAAGCAGCTGAGAGATTGGCCAGGGGAGAAGAATCAACCTTGGGGTCGCTTGATACATCAAAGCTTCATCGTTACAAATTGACTGATGAAATCTTTAAACAGCACACATCATATCTCGATGACAAAAATCATGGGGCAATTTTTCTAGTTGACTATTCAGGTTCTATGGGCCCTGTAATATCCGAAACACGGGCCCAACTATTGATTTTAGCAGAATTTTGCCGCCGAGTAAACATCCCATTTGAAGCCTATGCTTTTTCAAGCGTTAATGCACAATTTCCCGGTAGACCCACGAGTTCTGCTTTGACTTTACACGCCAAAGCAGCATCACTCGATGTTCGAGGTATGAAGCACATTCTGCTTCTTTCATCGTCAATGAAAAAAGAGAAGTATGACGTTGCTCGGAATGACCTGTTGCATGGGGAGAGCAAACATTCTCATCTTGGGGGAACTCCATTGAGCGAAAGTTTGTATCTGATGCACGAGCACGTGTTTCGTTTTAAACGGAAACACAAGCTTGATAAAGTATCATTCATTTCGATCACTGACGGAGATGGACACAGACCTCACTTCAGAAATAGAGGCGGTAGTGGAAGCATCAAGGCAACTAAATATACCATGATGTCAAAAGAAACTAACACAAACATTAACACATCGGCCGACAAGTTTGATCAATCTTTACTAAAAAATATGTCAGCCAACGGAATCAAGACGTTAAATTTTTTCATCAACACCGGCCCTGGTGAATTAAAAAAAGAGTTGACTAGAACAAGGGGTTATGATATAGAATTTGTATTCGGCGCAAAACGACTAAAGGATTCTTCTAGTAGAATCAGATTGGGGCGTGAAATTTCACGCGAACTCATGAAACTTTTCTGTTAAGGATTACATTATGGATAAAGCTAAACTCCTCCTAGAGGAACTTTGCAATAAGGCCGGCAAGACCGAATGGCCCAGAGCAAGTATTATAGATCATCTGTCCACACATGGATTGACCCCAAAGGAAATTTCCCATGTGATTCAAACTCTCCGAAAAGTTCGGTTTGGTGTTTATGATGCCTCTTCTTTGAAAGAGTTTTCCTCTGATTCGTCTGCGACATTTGTGCGGCGGAAAGAACAGAATGTTAGCTCTAAGCCGACAGATAACATCTATGTTCCTTCCTCCGATGAAAGATATGTGCCTTGGGGTAATTATTCTGATATCGAGAGCATCATTAGCTCCAAGCTTTTCTTCCCGACATTCATAACCGGCTTGTCCGGCAATGGAAAAACCATGATGGTCGAACAAGCTTGTGCAAATTTGGGAAGATCAATGATGCGCATTCAAATCAATCCAGCTACAGACGAAGAAGATTTGCTAGGAGGCTTCCGACTCGTGAATGGTGATACGGTCTTTGAGAAAGGCCCAGTTGTAAAAGCAATGGAAGCCGGTGCAATTCTGCTGATTGATGAAATCGACCGAGGGACAAATAAACTGTTCTGCTTGCAGGGTGTGCTTGAAGGTAAACCAGTCTTGCTCAAGAAAACTGGAGAACTTATTTCTCCTGCCCCAGGCTTCAATGTTATCGCTACAGCAAATACAAAGGGAAAGGGATCAAACGACGGCCGATTTATTGCCGCCCAGATCATTGACGACGCTTTTCTTGAGCGGTTCACGGTAACAATTGAACAGAAGTATCCGGATATGAGAACCGAACGCAAAATTCTGGTCAACCATTTTAGTCACGTAGGTGTTAAGGATACAGAATTTGTGGATACTTTGCTCAAATGGGCAGGGTCCATCCGTAAGGCGTTTGATAATGGTGGGCTTAATGAAGTTATCACGACTCGTAGGCTTTGCCATATTGCCGAAACATACTCTATTTTCATGGACCGTAAAAAAGCTCTGACCCTTTGCATGAATAAATTTGACGAAGATACTAAGATTGCATTTTTAGAGTTCTATTCGAAGCACGAAGGGGAGTCAAAACCAGAAACCTCTAAGACTAAACAATCATCTGACTATGACAACACCCCGTTCTGATAACACATGCCATCTCAATTCACAATCATAATGGCTTTATTTACACCGGCATTCTGGTACCCAGAGTATATCTTATTGCCAGTGGCTTTCTTTATTCTTTCTGCCATACGATTCTATGCAATTCTTCTTTTCGTTCTTGTTGGATTATATGAGGTCGAACCAGCTCCAGAAAAACCTCTAAAATCAATCACTATTGAATTTGTAGTATACAGTTTCGTCACATATCTGACATATTTAGCAGGTTATATCTTTGCGATTGGGTTTGCCCTTCCATATATTGTTATGCTGTTCTTTATCTTGATCATTTCCTGGGCATTAAACAAAGGGTTTATAGAATTCCGCTGATGGAGGACAACATGACCAACTCAAAATACATCAAAAACCAACTTGTCTATGTTGGCGAAAAAATAAAACTTGCAACACCGAAAGGTGTGATAAAGTTCTTTGGTGCAACAGATTTAGATGTTTATTCTCATCATTTCAATCTAGTTTATGAAGCTGCAATTGATTTCATAAATCCAGCAGAGATTGAGTTTCAGGTTTTCAGTGATGGCTCTGGATATGATAGAGACTGGAATTTTTTGTCTTTAGCTTCTGATGGTCGAGCAATTTTTTACAAAGAGCATAAATAAAGGCATAGAGTTTCTCTTTGGGGACGGGTACGTTGATAACTACCAGAACGCCTTGGCCGAGGATCCGAAGTTATCCCCCAAAGAGATTTTGAATGGGTCAGCATTGCCCATAGAAAGTAAGTGATGCGGAAGATGATCGGACCCGGCTTCGATGCCGGCAGCTCCACCAAGTATGAGAAGGCCTAAACTGTGAAGAGGGCAGGAATTAATAAGTTTTCACTTCTCATACCTGATGGGGCTGATAGGGTTTCGACGATGATCGGAAGATAAACGAGATGCCGGGCGAAAGCGCCGTTACTGCAATAAAACTACAAATGCAAACAACAACTTTGCACCTGAGGTCCGCCTAGCGGCTTGATGCTCATCGGTACGCCTTCCACCGCGAAACATAACGGGGGCTTTCAACATATTCAGGAGAGCAAATGACACTAATCCCGTTCAATCCACTTAATCTGATGCCTACTATGCCAACTCAACCTCAACCTATCCCCCTTCAGCCTTCGCCGACTCTTTCTAGAGTAGCACCACCCGAGTTCAAACCAAAGCGCGCAGGGGGGAATCCTAATCTTTGCCATCTAGTATTCGTTTTGGATGCTTCATCGTCTATGTCTCCCCATGTGGAGAAAACTATATCAGCGGTAAATGAGCTATTGGATAAACATCGCGAAAGTGATAAAACTTCCACAACACAAACCGTTGTGACCATCGAAACATTTTGCGGATCAGGTAGAAATCAAGTAGTGGTTTCTAGAAAACCCATTGAACAAATGGAAAAACTCACGACTAAAAATTACTTTGCAAATGGATCAACAGATCTCAATGACGCAATTGGATCTTCTTTGCAGGCTGTAAACTCTATCCTTTCTGAAAAGAAAAAGAAATACCGCGAGACTGTTATCATAACAATTCTCACCGACGGTGAAGAAAATACTTCTCGAGCTTATGATACTGCAACAATTAAAGCTATGGTGAAAGCCGCCGAAGAAAAAGATTGGTCGTTTATTTTTCTTGGTGTAGGACTCGACGCATTTGCACAATCTTCTGCATATGGCTTCAACGCGCATAACACTCTTGCGTATGATACCGCGAACATGTCAGAGGCAATTAATGCTGTCGGGCGGTCAACTCTTTCCATGAAAATGGCTTACAGTTCGGGGTTGAGTGCAACTGAAGCTCGTGCGGCGGGAGCATTCACTGAGAATGAGCGCAAGGAGTCACTATGATACTTTACACCGAAAACACATCAACCGGTAGAGTTGAAATACTGAAATCTAGCCCAAATGGAACTTCGTTGAAGTCTGATTATTATGATATTGGGGGAAATTATGTTCGAAGCGTAGTTCACGGTGACCGGCCCCTTGAATCTGTAATCGAAGAAATACAACTTTGGGCCAAGAGTATTGGTCAATTGAACTCATGATTGATAAGACAAACGAAGAGCTTTTTCGTGCTATAGCAGAACATGTAAATGAGGAGGTTTCATTTATTGAATCCGCGGTCATGTATTGTGAAAAGCACAACATAGAGCTTGAGGTACTTGGCAGTATTATTCGGCGAAGTCATATTATGAAAGCAAAGTTCACAGAAGACGCAATGAGGTTGAAATTACTTAATGCAGCAGACGCTGGCGGCTAATCTTGGTTATGTTTCAGAGCAAGAAGCATACAATTTGTATTGTAGATACATTGCTCTGAAACTACATTTTACGTCCGACTATGATTTCTTCAAATATCACGGAAAAGTAGCCACATCAATATCGTCATTTAGGTCTTCTCCCATGCGGAGTTTTTTCTATAGCTATCGTCTGAATAAAGAAGCCGAAGATCATATGCTTTCAAATTTTCTTGTGTCAAACTCATATGGAATTTCACAGCTTAAAGGATCTCAGGCAGATAAAATCCATTTGGCAAGAAAACAAAGACTTCAAGCATTAAGTCAAGTTGTAAAACAAGATTTTTCTAGGTTCGATACTTTCGAAGAACTAATTAGAGGAACACCAATAGCCGGTATTCTCAAGGAATACATCAAAGGAAACGTTTCACTGGAATCCTTAGCCGTTCTGAATACATTGATCGATCCTTGCCCGACTTGGAATAAACTTTATTCCTCTCATCCTCTTTATCTAGATATCGAAAGACTTATTTCTAAGTATACTCCATTTGTTCAAATAAACAAACCCAAAATGAAGAACTTATTAATTGACTTGTATCGGGTTTAGTGGTATAACTAAATCTTCCCCATAAATAAACATTGAAGCAATAGTGCTTCGATCGTTAAAATATCGTCCCTAATCGTAAGGAATCGTAACATGCCATCATTCGCTGAACTAAAGAAAAATCGTTCAACTCAGTTTGATAAACTAAATAGCCAGCTCCAGAAACTTGCCGGAGCAAAAGGTGGGTCAGATGACAAGATCTGGAAACCCACAACAGATAAAGCAGGGGTCGGATATGCTGTTATCCGCTTTCTCCCAGCTCCCGCTAATGAGGAATATCCATTCGTCAAAGTTCTAGACCACGGCTTTCAGGGCCCAGGCGGGTGGTACATCGAGAAGTCTCTTCGTACCTTAGATCTCCCCGACCCATGTGGGGAATACAATTCCAAGCTTTGGAATTCTGGAATTGAAGCCAATAAGGACCTAGCTAGAAAACAGAAACTTCGTAAAAATTTCTATGCAAATATCTATGTCGTTCAAGACAAAGGTAATCCTTCCAACGAGGGAAAAGTTTTCCTGTATAAGTTTGGGCCCAAAATCATGGAAAAACTCAAGGAAGCCATGAATCCTCAGTTCGAAACCGATGTTCGCGTGAATCCATTTGACCTTTGGGAAGGTGCTGACTTCCGACTTAAGATTCGTCAAGGTGACGGCGGTTGGCCGAACTATGACAAATCTGAGTTTGCTCCCCCTGCCTCCATGGTCGGACCAAATGGTGAAAAATTGTCTGATGATGAAATGGAAGAAATTTGCAATCAGTGCCATTCTCTACAAGCACTTCTTGATCCATCCACATTCAAGACATACGAGGAACTTCAAGCAAGACTAAATCGAGCGCTTGGTGTCACTTCTACGGAAACTGTACCTTCCGATGATGAGGATTCAATTGACTTTAGTACTCCAACTAAGATCAAGGAAACTGCTCCAGCCAAACTCAAGGAAAGTCCTCCTGCTCTTGAGGATGAAGATGACGATGATGATGCGTCAATGGAATACTTCAAAAAATTGGCACAATCTATCGACTAAGGAAAAGGCCCTCACGGGCCTTTTTAGTCTAGAAGATATGCAGGGCGGTCCAAGCTTCGATGGGGTGTAATAACTTGATTAATTGTCGTGCTTGATGTATTCGTGCTTCCTCCATTTACAATACTCGTCGGAGAGTTCACAACAGTCCCCAAATAGCGTTGTATTTCCGCCATTCCGGCTGCTCGTTCGATAGCCCCCACTCTGGAAGCATTAGTCGAAGCTTGGGCAGATGGAGTCATCATAAGACCTTCAGGCGCAGGTGATCCAGTATTGGGCAATGTCATATATGAGGACATATTCAGTTCAGTCATTGCCTTTCTGAACTGCGCTATAGCATCTATTCCTTCTTGCAATCTGAATTCTGGAGCCAAGAGACCTCTAGTTATTTCTCGATCATATGCCCAATCACGTTGTATCACCCCTCCGTTAAGAACCGCATCAAGAACCGGTACTGCCATTGACAAGTTATCGGCTAGAGCTTTAAAATCGACTTCCGTCCCAGCATAGCGGACAGTAGAGAATTTTTCTAGCGCTGCAGCCAATCTTTCTAGGGACTTTGCTGCTTTGTCAACTGTATCGGCTTCTTTCCCAAATTCAATGATCGCATCAAATGGGTGATCGTCTCGTGTAAACAGGCTAAGGAATGATGAAAGAACTCCATCAACTACTGCTCCCAAGTTTGCGGAGGAGAAACTTGAAATTCCCTTTCCTAGATTTGAAAGAACATCTCCTACTGCTTTTCCCCCAGCTGTGGTGAACTTGCGATAGTCAATTTGCTCAAATTTCTTGAGATTTTCCACAGTTTGTGTTATAGGATCATCTGTTCCAGAAATAAATTGAACAAACTTAGTCATTGAGTCAAGAACTGTAGCAATACCCTGTGCACCGAACATGGCTATAAGGGCAGGTGTTAAAGCAAACATTGCCGCAGAGGCACCAAATACACTGGTTGAGTTTACATTCTTGAATGCTTCCAACGACTTAGCGACGTTTTGAGCGATTGGAACTAATCCTGACCCATCCACACCAATATATGCAGCCGCATCGCCTATGCCTG